GGTATACTGAGACGGTCCAACAAAGGTCTGACCGCCGTAATACTGCGGCACATATCCTGCCTTCATTTCACCCGTAGCAGGATCTCGATATTGCAGTTGTCCGGTCTGAAACAGGCTCTGAGCGCCAGACAAACCCTGCTCGACAAACGGAACAAGTCTAGGATCGATGCGGTTTTCGGTCTGGGTTGTACCCGATCTGCTACCCATTAGACACCTCTTTCACCCATTTTACGGGCTTAAATCCATATTTTTCAGCCATTTTTGACCATCCCGGCCGATTTGACTCAAACGTGATTCTACGCGCACCACCCGATTTAGCAATTTCCTCTGCATGACGGAAACCTTCTTGCATCAGAAACTTTCCATATCCTGCCCAAATATGCACAGAATCGCCAACCGGCTGCAAAACACCAAACCCTACCGGAACACCATCCTCAACCATCAGCCACAACATTGACTTACCCGTATAGCAGTCAACGTATATATCTTCTGGAATCCAAGGCTCAGAACTCGCCGCTTTTACTTCCAATAAACCTCGCCGCACATAATCCCAGACCGACCTGAGACTGCTTGGCTCGACAAACACTTTATCCAAGAATCACATACCTATATGTTTTGTCTGCCGTACTGTTTGAAAAATGGTTGACAGTACATTGACCCTGAGTCTGATTGGATGCATATACATCAGAAGTTGAAGATTCCGATACCATCATCATGGTCGCAATCACAGACGGAGTTGCTGGTCTGGTTGGACTTGTCTGCGTCGGCAACTGTTCCAAACTAACAAGAATGTTAGTTGTCGCCCACATGATCTCGACGTAATCATTCGCAACGAGATCAACATAAAAATTCAACGCAGCAATCAAATGTCCGTTTATGGACCCGTGTTTATTAGGAACGGAATATCTGCTATTGCTGTTGGCAATGTCTGTGCCGTTCTTTCTAAACCAAATATCTATGTCTTGAATCTGAGAGTCAGCGTTTGCGAATTGTGCGCTGAACTGAAGATTGTAAATTCCAGGGCTTTTGACATTGATGCGAGAGTTATTGCTGACGGTCACTCCATTGCTGAAGTCCGTCGTGTTGAACTTCATTGCATAGGCATCTACCGTCGTCGTCGCAGACTGGTCTGTGGAGTCCTGAAACGCTCCGTAGGGGATGTCATCCGCAGCAGCCGCAGCAGAGTATGGCGCGAACAGGATGATGCTGTCTTCGCTGATCCGCTCATCGAATAACGTCGTGCTGGTTGCATTACCCGTAGCAAGAGTAATTAGACCGACAGAGTTGATCTTCCCGTCAAGGATGCGATTGACGATCTCGGACACATCCCGAGGCGTCCCACCCTGCTGCGGGAGTCTACGGAACATCAGCGACCACCCACAGATTTAAGATCAACATCGACACCGACAGCAGTGTTCCAAGTTCCAGTGGGAGTCAGTGACACCCGATGATACTTTCCTCTCGACCTCAATGGGATGCGATTCTCGCTATCAGCAGCAACAGCAGTGGAATAGCTTAAATTGCCGTCCAGACGGTATCGAGACGCAACTTGAACTGTGGCAGACCCGTTGTCCACAATCGGTCTGGCAAGCGTCAGAATCGTCTCTGTGTTCTCAGCTTCTATATCACCAGAAGTCAGCACAGCGGTCTGATTGGCACCACCAAATGTCACCAGACGGCTTGTCGTAACACCACCGAGCACCAACTTGCCGCCAGCCCATAGCCGGGAATCAAGGGATTCTGGCAGAGCATCCAGGCTTGCTGAGACATTTGCAAGCTGCTCCAGCGTGTAGCTGGCAGTGGCAAGTGTTGAAATATAATCAGCGGTTGTTTGTCCATGACTCCATTTGTCCACAGCGTAGTTGTAAATCAACACCTTCTGGATGTTAAAAATATCCCGGAAGCACCAGACCACTACCTTGTTCACCGGATCAACAGCAGCAGACATTTTGTCGAACTGTGCAGGATCGGCGTTAGCATAAAACCACCGATCAACCACCTCATTCCCGATAGCTTTTACCGTCTGCCCATCGGTCACAAAGAACCCGTCATCGCTCAAGAAGTAGGTCAGAGGACCACTCTGCACCACAGATCGAGATTCATAACAGCCTAAATTCCTAACGATAACATCAAACTGAAAGAAGAGCGGAGATCCAATATACGTCATCCGCGCAATCGCTCGTTCCAACAGGACAACACCAAATTCGCCACCCGTCAGACCACGGATCTCACCGCCATCAGGTATCACCTGGGAGTCAGATTGACTACCAGCACCAGGAGTCCAGTCTGTCTCGTCGTTAATGTCAGACCAATATACCGTCGAAATCTCGCTTGCAGTCTTGGCAGCAACAACGAAATCACGGACAACCGTCACAAACTGGGCAGTGGGAGCAGCAGCAGCAACATCCGCGAATGCAGTGCTGGAACCCATGTCCCACGCTTGAATCTTGTCTATCCCATTAGCAGCCAGTACAACAGCACCGAATTGAGCAGTTGTCCACAGAGTCGTCGTAGAATAAGCAGGAGATGCCCTGCTAACATTATCCATAGACGAGTCAGTAGGATCGAACTTAAACAGCTTTGTAGAGCCTGCACCAAACAGGGTGGTGGTTGTACCCAATCTCCCGACAAAACTCGTCAGAAGGCTTTCTGATGCGGTTGAGGACAAATTGGCATTGGATGGCAGAGGACCATATCCCATAGCAACCGGAAGACAGTTAAGAGCCTCGGTCAATCCTCCGGCAATTCCGGGTCTGTCAGGTGTCCACTTGCCAAATGCGATTCTCATTGGACGGTCCAGTTATTCGATTGCGTTGACTTGTCGGTCCAAACATTTGAATCAATTGATGTTTCAGACCAGATATTACTTCCAGAAGCGTTTTCAGTCCATGCGTTTCCACCCGGAACAGAGTCGGCCCAAGTGTTAGCGCCCTCATCCGGGATTGACCATACTCCCAACAAAGAAACAGATCCCAACTGCGTTGTGCCCTGCAACCCAGACACATCGATGTAGTTGTTCGTTTCTAGGGTAATCGTGCCAAGCGCAGTCGTCCCCTGAACACCAGTGACAGGAATGACAACCAAAATTCTGACTGTACCCGTTTGCCCTGTAGCTTGTACTCCGGTCGTAACGACAACAGCATCAGCAGTGACGGTGACAGACCCAACTTGCCCAACAGCAGAAACACCTGTTAGCGCAGTGTTTGCCTTTGCGACAACAGTCTCGTTTCCGAGCGTTCCTGTCGCTGACACACCAGTCAGAGATACGTTTACCCCTTGACCCTGGATTACAGTGACAGAACCAATTGATCCGGTTGCGGAGACTCCAGTAAGAGATACGTTTACACCCTGACCAGCAGAGACAGTAACCGATCCTAGTGCACCAGTTGCACTAACTCCTGTGGCAGCAACTACTGCTTTGCCTGATACGACTACGGAACCAAGCTGACCAGAAGACGATACGCCCGTGACCGGGACTATATTTCCAATTTGTACGGTAACGCTACCAAGTTGTCCGGTCGCAAATACTCCGGTCAAAACAACATTGGCTTTTCCAGTAACAGTTACGTTACCAATTTGACCTGTGGCAAAGACTCCGGTAACTGGAACTGGTGTAACTAGCGCAACCGTAACCGTCCCAAGATTACCAGTTGCAGAAACTCCGGTTGGAAGGACTAATGCCTTGCCAATTACTGTTTCACTTCCAATTGCGCCAGTTGCAGAAACTCCGGTGACGTTAACAGTAACGCCACCACCACCCGGAGCCTCAAACCTCCATCCGAGGCTTCCGTTGTTGGTTGAGTTTGAACCAGCGTACCAGGTCATAACGGATATGCTCTCACACCTGTAATGGTGAGATAGTCTACCGATATATCACCACCCCCGGTATGCACCAGAGTACCGGGAGAACTGGCAGACGACCCGGAGAGCGTTAATACCTTTCCTGATGCACCAGTACCAGTCCACTGTGACACCCGCTGAGTCGTGGTGCCAATTGTTATCGCCGTGGCACCCGTTGCGCTGTAGGTGTTGGTGATGTCTTTAAAGGTGTTGTTGCCCGAAATTGTAAGAGTGCCAGCGCCGCCTTGATTAAGGGTGATGTTGGTGTAGGCAACACCGCCGCCAGTGAAGGTCTTAGCGGAGCCGGAAGTTAGGCTGATTGTGCCTGTGCCTGTTACCGTCAAACCAGTAAATGTTGCCACAAATGGGTTTGATGAAGCTGAAATAGTCCAAGTTCCTGAACCAAAGGCTAAAGTTCTTGTTGCAGTTCCAGTATTTGTAAAAACAGAAGCCGAGGTTGTAAAGTTATACCCATTAGCGTCAAATGTCCCCGCAATATGATTAATTCCGCCATTAACAGTGAGCGCATCCTGAAAACTTACAGATCCGCCCAAAGTATCAATTGAAAAAGTGTTTGCAAATGTTTTTCCCGCGCTCGTAATCGTCTGACTACCACGACCTGCAAAGGTCATCGTTCCAGTACCCGTCAGCGTAGTGCCAGTGCCGTTGATCCAGTTGCCGTAGATTGTTGGGGTGTTTGTACTCGTTGCCAGCGTCATGGTGTTAGTTGTACGCGCCGACATATCAATCGTGCCAATGTTGTAGGAAGCATTTAAGTTGACGTTACCCCCCGATGAAGGGTATGGCGTTGGAGATGATGGGAATACCGCTATATCCTGAGCCAATGGGAACTGCGTTGAGTCAGGAGTCCCTCCATTTGTTGCCGCCCATGTAGCCCCACCATTCCAAGACCCAGCAGCGACTGCAAAATACACCGTCTTAGCCGCAGGGAACGTAATCCCACTGTTGCCTTTGCAGTCACCCAAGCGAGTACCACTGACAGGAGCAGCAGCACCAGCAATGGTGATGTCACGGAAGTCTGCATCTGTTCCTGAGAAAGCAGCGCAGGTCAGTGTGCGTGTTGTGCCAATGGTGTCAGAGCGAACAAAGTGACGCATCGTGGCGTCGGTGCCAGCGGAGCAGGTAAAAGTGCCGGTAATGGTTTGATTGGCGGATAGGGAGATGTTCTTTAGGCCAGCAGAGGTAATGCCGGTAACAGATAGGTTGTTAAAGCTATTTGCGCCGTTGATGGTGACACTTCCAGCACCAACACTTGTGAAAGCAACATTGTAGAATGTCTTACCATTGCCGGTAATACCAGGATTGCTGTTTGTAAAATTTATCTGTGAGGTATTTGCCGTAAATGTTAAATTTGCAGCGTTTGTTTCTGTCGTTCCAAAGTTTATGGTGTTACCACTTCCACCAAAATCAATCGTACTGCTTCCAAGAATATATGTCACAGAGTTGCCGTGATTTGATATAAAACCACCAGCAGTCACATTGTATGAGGCTGTGTCAAATAACCCGTTAGTAACTCTTATGTCTGAGGTTGTAGCATTGTTAAGCGCACTCCCCAAAGTCCACTCACAATTAACCCCGTTAACCGTAATTTGAGACGCCAGCGTCACGCCATTCGTCGTCAACGTCTTGCCAGTCGTAGACCCCGTCAGCGTGATTGCGCCCGTATAAGTCCGCGTCAACCCCGTTGCAGGCAGCGTCACGTTGCCATGAATGCCATCAATTGCAGTCGATCCGGCCAGCGTCAGGTTGCCCGACAAGGGGCCAGCAATCGTCAGTGCCTTTGTTCTGATGCCGCCTGTGACAGCGTTTACTGTGGCTGTGTACGCAGTGGCGTTGGACAGTGAGTCAAACACCACATCGTCATGACTGCGCGGGACAGAAGCGCCTGAACTACCTCCAGAGCTTGTTGACCAGCGAGCAGTGTCAGACCAGTTACCCGTTCCTCCGACCCAGTAGCGCGTAGAGTCAGCGGGCTTGGCTGTGCGATAGACCGGAGCGGCTGCGGTTCCTGTGCTGTTGGCTCCGGCGTAGAACTCACCAGGACTCGTAGAGGCAAAACCGATGCTGCCCATCGCCAAGTAGTCGATGCCATCGGTACAAGCGCCCGCGAGAATGTGAGAGGTGCCTGTGCCGGTTAGGGTGACGACGTTGCCAGAAGTACCTGTGACGGTCCACTTGCCGAAGGTCTGGGTTGTAGAACCAAGGGCGATTGTGTGAGCAACTGTCTTGGTAGATGCAAGTTCGGTGAACTGGTTGTTGCCGCTGATGGTGGTGGTGGATGTGCCGGTAGTGCCGCCGATGGTGAGTTTGTTGTAGGACAGACCGCCGCCAGCAAATGTACGGGAAGCTGTGCTTGTGTCAGAAAGCAGGATGTCGGCGGTGCCTTTGTAGAAATTCACTAAAACCCCGGAGTTCCAAACTTCACCGCTTGAGCCTGTTTGTGTCCATGTCCCAGACCCCATTCTTAGCGTCTGTCCGCCTGTGTTGTTATAAGTTTTAATTGTTACATTATATGTAACAGCATCAAACTCTCCATTGGCATGAGTAAAATTCCTGGCACTATTTACTAACAGAGCATCTCCAAGCTGTGTTTTACCACCAAAAGATCTTATAGTAACCGGACACCCAAACGTCACACCGTTGCAAGTAATAGTCTGCGTTCCACGCTTGGCAAACGTAAGTTCACCCGTTGTACTAGACGATGTCACCCCTGTACCAAACTTCCAGTCTCCATAAACAAGCGGCGCATTAGTGCTAGTCGTCAACGTCATCGCACTCGTTCGTGCCGACGCATCAAACGTACCGATGTTCCACGCGGCATCGATTGTGATCGTCCCCGTCACGCTGCCAGCAGCTTCATCGAACACAGCAGTATCTTGAGCCAGCGGGAAGTTGTTGATGTCAGGCGTACCACCCGACCCCGGTGCCCAGGCCGTAGCACTCCAGTTCTGAGAACCAGCAAGGTTCCAGTACACCGTCTTTGGAGCAGGGAACGTTATCCCTGTGTTCCCACCGCAGTCACCAGCGCGAGTCGGAGATGATCCGGCAGCAGTACCGGCTATCGTGATATCACGGAAGTCGCAGTCGGTAGCAGAGAGGGTGCCAACGGTCAGGGTGCGGGTGGTGCCGAGGGTGTCAGAACGCAGAAAGTTGCGGCGTACCGCTGTGGCTCCAGCAACGGTTAGGGTGCCGGTGATGGTTTGGTTGGCTGCAAAAGTCATTGTCCCAATGCTTGCTGATGCAGGGGGAGTAATGGTCAAGTTGTTAAATGTATTTGCGCCAATAATGTTGCTAATTGCTGACGCACCGTTATTAAGTGTGACATTGTGGAATGTAACGCCCCCACCATTAAAGTTGTAGGAGGCCGACGAAGTAGCGCTGATTGTGGATGTACCAGCGTTAAAAGTTAGGTTTGTTGACGTTGTAAACGTCACCGGAGTAGAACTCAACGTAACCGTACTCGACCCCAGCGTAATCGTCCTGACGTTACTATTGCTGGACGACAACAAACTAGCAGTGACGTTGTAGTTCTTAGTGTCGAACGTGCCGTTGGTGACGGTGAGCGTGTTGGAGCCAATGTTCAGCGCATCAGCAAGTTCGACTGTGCCGCCGTAGGAGTCGATAATAAAGTTTCCGGGAAAAGTTTTGCCTGCGCTGGTAATGGTTTGCGTATTTCTGCCGGAAAAAGTAAATGCAC